ACAGCTGTGTCATCCCCCACAGGGAATGTGACCGCAGCTGGAACAACCTGCGGATCTTGCCCCATAAGAACAGCGCCAGCGCCTGTGGTAATTCCTGCCAGTGGGACGTGGCCTGTCTGACCATCACCCAGCGCGCGAAATGCGCCAGCTTTGAACGTGCCACCGGATCGGACGCGGTGGCCTGCCACCCTTGACTCCGTGAATGCGCCGTGCGCGCGGCTGAAATCGTGCGCGGCCAGGACTCCGATCCCCTGCGCGTCAGAGTGACTGCCACTGGCCATGGCCTGTTCATTCAACCCTTGACCAGCGCAGCGCGCGGTGGAGCCATCGCCACTGGCTGTCACCAGCAGCAAAGACTGGCCGCGTCCGTAGGCTCCAGCTCCAGCTCCGGACGCAAGTGTGTGCTCTCCACATGCATCAGCGGATCTGCCAGTGGTCACCGCTGGCGCTGTGGCTGTTCCGCCACGCGCATGCGATGCCAGCGCGCCAGCGTTGGCGCCATGTCCGGTGGCCATAGCGCTGTCCGCGCTGGTCACAGCGTCAGTCCCGATCGCCATACTGTCAGCGCTTGGCGCTGCAGCGCTTGCGCCGATAGCTGCAGCCCGATCGCCGTCCGCCTCTCCAGCTATTGCAGCAAATGCCCCCGCACCGGTGGCGGTGGACTGGCCGCTGGCGAACGAAAAGAAGCCACTAGCCAAAGACGCACCAAACGCAGCCGCGCCCGTTCCACGATTTGCGTCATCGATGTTGGTGTTGTTCCAGCTTCCAGCGGCAAAGAAGCCTTTAGACTTATCAAAGACAAATCTTTGGTTTTCTGTTGCATCGCCAGACTGGTCCAGCTGCTGCGATCCAAATGCGAAATCAACCACGTTCCACGGATCGGACGGATCAAGCGTCACCGCGTATGGCGCCGCCTTCTCTGTGGTGAAAGTGATCCCCGCGTCCGCCGTGCCAACGTCCACCAGTACAGCCACGGCCAGCGTGAAGTCCACGGCTGGAGCTCGCCCCACCAGGATTATTGTCTGGCCTGCGGCTGTGGCCTGCACGATTTTACCGGCAACGCTGTGCGCGTTGATCACCGCAGCAAAGCTGGCCGCGATCCGCGTGTTGGTGGTGTCGCTTGCGGTGGTGGTGTAGGGGATCGCTGTACCATCGATCGTGATCTCGCGCTGGTCACCTATGTCCACCGTCCCATTTATGCTGACGGTACGCTGACAGCACTGGATAAAGAACGCAGCGCCGGACAGCCGCAACAGCCAGCGCCACAACTTTGCCCAAACATATGACCAGAAACGGTGATCCGGCTTTTCCACAGTCCATCCGGCGTACCTCTTGCCGGCTGTAGTCTCGACCAGATCCGCGTCCGCCACGCCGCGCGCAAATTCCAGATCCTCCACCTCTGTCGGCGCTGCGATCTGTTTTGGCTTTTCATGCACTCCGAATGACATTTGACACCCTATGGATAGAAGTAATCTGCAAAAGTGCCGGACGCTGGTGACAGCGTGCCGTCATCCAGCGGACCAACGGCTGGATCCGGATCCGCCAGGAACCCAAACACAGGATCGGTGTAGTACGCGATCCCGTTGATCCCCACTCCCGCCGGCTTGCTGCGCGTCACAAATTCCACCACCTGGAGCTGTTCTGCTGCTGTCAGCGGAACAGTCACCAAGACAGCCACAGCCAGCGCAGCTGGGTGGGATTCAGACACGTGGATCAGACCGGTGGTGGCCGGATCCAGCAGCGCGTCCAGGCATGTGATCACATCGTCCACCGTGCCTCTGGATTTGTTCAGCAGGATCCGCGCTCTGATCTTCCGCCTCATAACGGCGTCAGCCTCACCAGACAGCCGCGCCTGACCTATCAGCGATCCAATATCATCCAGCTGGCTGTCACCAGCTGTGGTCACGCTGCGCAGCTCTTGCATGTCCTGGATCGCGTCTTCGATCGTGTTTGCACGCTCCGCCAGCGCAGAAACTAGCGCAGCCAGCGCTGGATCCTGTGCAAGCACAGCGGCCAGCCTTGCCAGACCGTCTGCGCCGTGTGTGGTGATCGGTTCAATCATACGTTTGTCACCGTAACGTCCAGGACAGCCAGCCCAGCCCACTGATTCCAAGGGATCGGCATAGCGTCACCAGCCGGCACGATGGAAGGACCGGACGGCGCCGTGTGCAAGTGCGTGATCGTCACGTTTGTGGCTTCCGGTCCGGCTGCGGCCAGCGCCACACATAAGATCTGCAGCTTGAGCGGATCAGCCGCCACAGCCAGTCCGTCCACGTATTCAGCCACAGCCGTGGCCACCGCTGTGTCATACAGCACAGATCCACCCGTAACAGTGAGATCCAAATAAAGGCGGAGCTGTGTGGCTGGCGTGTATTGCACAGCCTGCGCCACTCCCTGCGCATCCACCACAGCCACTGTGGCACTTCCCCAGCTTTCGATCCCGGCTGGCTTGCGGCTCCAAATAACCGCGCCAATATCAGCAGCCGCGCCACCGCGTGTGACCACCGCGAAGGATTTAGCTGGCATCGCCGCGATCGGCTCCGGTGTTGTGATTCCGATCACGTTGGTGGTGTTTTCAAAGGCTGCGCATTCTGCCACAGCATCCAGCGCCAGCACGCCAGCGATCAGGCTGTCCAGCGGTCCGGCGCCAGGGTAGTGATACGAACGCGACCACCGGACATTCATGGCCGCGTCAGTCTCCACTGCAAGTCCTTCCTCTCCTGCGGTGGTGTTGGACAGCGTGAGATTTGCCGATCCAGCGAACGTGGACACAAAAGCCCACACGGAAGCCAGCGGGACGGGGATCGGGCCAGCTTCATGTGCGGTGCAGCTTCCATCTATGAATCCACCAGCTGGAGCTGACAGCAGACTGTCAGCCACAAAACGGTCACCGGTGGTGGTGATTTCCAGGACAGCTCCAGCAGGGATCGCAATAGGTGCGCCGGTGGGATTGGTGAAACGGACAGTCACCGTGGACGGCGTGGCAGCCTTGCGCTGTATCTGCACCAGCTCCGCCACACGCTCCAGGCTGACTCCGCCAGCTTCACGCGTGAACGCCAAATATACAGCCTGCGCAGCTTCCTGGATCAGCCGTTCACGCTCCGCCAGGATGCCAACGATCTGACCGATCACGCTGTCATCACTTTCCGCTGCCAGCGTTGGAGATCCAAGCGCTGTCCGCAGATCTGCGGCCAACTCCGCGCGGATCTGCGCGATGGTCTGGATCACCATCCCATTTGAGCCCATAATTAAAGGCATTACGCGATCCCCTTTGTTCCGGTCAGCAGCGCGCCGGTGTCTGCTGTTGCGGTCCAGACTAGCACAGCCGTCCGGCTTGCAGGATCACGCTTGATCGTCAGCTGCGTAACGGCTGACACGCCAGGAACGCTGGAGATTTTGGATCTCACCAGCGCCTTGATCTCTGCGTCTGTGTGCCCCTTGCCAAGCACAGATCCAAGCCAGTCCACACCGGCGTCCACGTCCAAGAACCACTCCCCAGCGTGCATGTCCAGCCGTGTGGTCACACGCTGCGCGATCCCGTCTGTGTCCCCGATAATCGCCAGATCCTTGCCGCCAACGATCTGGAGCGCTCCACCAGTCATGTCCAGGTCCAGTCCGATCGCCATGGTTATGCCTCCACGTCAGCTGCGCCGCTGGTGATCTTGCCGGTCATGCCCACCGCAAGCGCTGCGCCAAGCGCTGCGCCTGTGCCAGTGGCGGTGGCCACAGCTCCAAACCATTGGCCCCAATCCGTATTGGAAACCAGGAAGCCAAGATCAACGGAATCATCGATCCTGGCCACACTCTTGCCACCACCTGCAAGCATGACCTTTCCACCTGTTGGCTGCGTGATCTCCAGGTCTGTGGTGCTAGGTGCTGGTGCCATCCTTGTTGGATCGCATGGAACGGCGATGGCATCAGCCAGCGCATGCGTCCGGACGGCGCCTGGATCGCCTTCAGCTCCGGAGCTCCGCCAGCGTCCGATCGGACGTGACGCAAAAACCAGCAGCACGTGATCACCAGCCGCTAGCGGCCACGTGATCGCAGCGCCGCCACCGCGTGGCCAGGACACTGGCACGTCCGCCAGGATCGGGAGTGCCACAGGTGCGCCGTCCAGATAGTCACCGGGCAACGGCTGGACGCTGACAGCGCCAGCCGCTGCGTTGTAGGACACCACGCGCGCTGGCAGCGATCCCCATAGGCGCCGCGCTAGGCTGTTGAACACCTGTTCAATTACTCCGCCAAGATCCAGATCTTCCGCCATCAGTTCACACCCTTTGCCTTGATCTCTGAATGCCACGCGGATCCGTGTGTGTCCCCTGTATGGACAACGCTCTCCACACGATAGCGGCCAGCCGCTTGCGACGCTTGAATTTCCACCAGCCGTCCTGGCCGCAGTCCCGGCTGCAGCAGGCTGGTGGCCGTGACGGTGGCGGCTGGCAGCGGTGGCGCCTTGCTTGGATCGGTGTAGAAGCGCAGATCACGCTTTTTGGTGGCGTATGCGATAGACGGCACACCGATCAGGCCGCTGGATGGTGACAGCAGGATCGGCGCGTCCAGGGTGGCTGCACCCTTGCGCAGAATTTGCAGCACACCACCCTGGATCGACCACTCAAATCCGGCGCTGCGGAGCACTGTTTCCAGCTCCCTGTGCGCCAGCCCATGCATGGCCACGCCGTCCAGCTGCTGCGCAGACAGCGCAGCCAGCGCGGTGGCCGGCACAGCGATCCCCATGGCGTCCGCCAGCGCCCGCACCACCGTGCGCGCTGACGTGCTGCCACGGTAAACCTTGCTAATATATTTGGACCACTGCGCGTCACCGTCAGCGGCCACGATGGTGGTCACCCAATCCGGACCGGGGCGATCGTGTGTGGAGTAGATCACCTGTCCGGTGAAAAGCACTTGCTCCCCTGTGCCAGCGTATCCAGCGGACAGCCGCACAGCTGCGCCCCTCTCTGACACCGCAGCGCGCCCTGTTTCGCTCAAGTTGTAGATCTGCAAGTCAGCCGGATTTGGCTTGTTGTTGACGGTAGGAGCCACGCGGAACACCACGCGCAGCCCTGACCAGCTCTGGAGTCCCACAGTCAGCGTGGCGCGTCGATCGAATAGCTCCGCCATGGATCACGCCTCCACATAAATGATCGTCGCGCGTTGCCCTAGATCAGAATTTCCAGCCGGCTGGTCCGGATCGTCTGTGGTGATTAGCATCATCATGCCCTGTGGAACGGCTGGATTTGCTTGATACTTTCGCAACAGCGGCCAGTTGAACACCAGCGGAATAGACCCGACCACCAGCGCGTCCGATTCGTCCGACAAATCCAAGAACCACCTGGAGTCCCTGGCGTTGTATTGGAAAAGCATCCCATACAGCACGCCGTCCAGCTCCACCTGCTGTGAGAATGGCGCCGTCTCAGTCTCTGACAGCGCGCTGATAGTAAGGATCGCCATGGTTCACAGTCCCAGCGCAGCCAGCGCGCGCTGCGCGGCTTCCGGTGGCCAGTCCACAGCCGTCGCCTTGTTCAGTATCTCCAGCGGTACTCCGGAATTTTTGGCAGCCACACCCGCGCTGGCCAGTCCCAGCGCAGTGACATAATTACCAGCCGCTGCGCTTGCCAGCGCTTGCGCATAGATCGGAGCTGGCAGCGCTCGGATCACGCCGCGCGCTGTGATCTTGTTGCGTTGCTTTGTCCCCCTGGATGCCGTGCGGACAGGTGCCACGCTGACAGCTGCGTCCACGGTGACGATTTCGCGGACCACCATGGACACCAGCAGGCTGTCTCCAGTGTCGATCGTGCGTGGCACACTTATGGATTCAATCACAGCTGTGGCCAGCCGGTCCGCGTCCACGGCCAGTGACAGCCGCTGGCGCGTCAGCGCCGCCGTTCGTAACAGCTGCCAGACCAGCGCCGGCCTATCATCACCGGACGGCGCCACACCGCTGCCAGCGCCACGCGTTGGCGTGAATGCCAGCTCCAAGCGGTATCCGGTTGGCTTGCTGATCGTGTGGTCCGCCACGCTGCTGCCAGTCTCCACCGGGTGCTGCGTCACTTCGGTCTGAATGTCCGGAGTTACAGACACAGCCGCGTCCGGTCGCAGCTGTGTGCCGTCTGCCAGGGTGATCAGGACATTGGAGATCATGATCGCGCCTCCGTTTGGTTAGGGTGCGCGCGGCTGGCGCGGTTCAAAGCACCTTGAAGCGCTTTCTTAACGCCTTGATTTACGATTTCTGTGGCTTGCTCTGGCGTGGTGTTGGCCGGCACTTCGATCTTTGTGCCGTTGAAAATCACTGTTACGGCTTTACCGTTGGCTGACGCTGCAGCAGCTGCTGACACCTGTGGCGTCAGCCGCTGGCGCAAATCTTGGCGCCTTGCCTGTTCCGGAGTCAGCCCCAAAAGCCGGACGTTTTTGTCTGTGACAGCGCGCCTGCGCAAAACGTCACGCTCCGCACCCTGATCGATAAGCGCCAGCCTCCGCGCCTCCTGTTCTGGCGTGATTTTGCCGGACAGCCGATCAGCCCTGACAGCGGCCATGGCCTGGATCGCTCCAGCGTTGATCCCGACCACGTTCATGCCATGCGCTACCAGCTCACCAACTTGCGCCAGACGGCGTGTGACAGCTCCAAACGTGGCCGCAGCACCTGCGCCACCGCCGCTGTCAGCTTCAGCCGCAAGCTGCGCCTCTCTGGCTTTCTGATAAGCGCTAAACGCGGGCAGCACCTGCCCGCCCATAACGGTGGCGAGATCCAAAAATGCACCCTTGGCTCGATTTACGTCAGCCACCAGCAGATCTCCAAGCTCCTGCCGGAACACCTGAAAGCGCGCTTTAGCTTTGTCAGCGTCTTTGGCTGACTTACCCAGGCCACCAGCCATGGCCTTGTAGGCTTCGTCAGCTGTGCCAGCTGCGTTGGCTGTGGCCTTCAAGCTGTCTTTGTAGTTCTGAGCGCTGGTGGTGGTCAGCGCCAGCGCCGCTGTCACAGCTTCAGCGCGTCCAAAGATCTTCAACATGGATTCAGCCGATCCGTCACCGCTGGCGCGGAGTCCCATCAGCACGCCGTGCAGCCCTTTGGCCTTGATCGCAGCCTTGATGGAGTTAAACCCCATTTTCTTCAGCGCCTTGCTGGCTGTGTCCGATCGCTTGGCTAGGGATCGGTAGAGGCTGGCCAGCTGCGTGGACACGGCTGCAGCGTTGCCGGTGGTGCCCACCAGCGCAGCTGTGCCGGCTGCCAATTCCTCCTGGCTTACGCCAACAGCGTTGGCCATGGGGATCTGTCGTGCCATGGATGCAGACAGCGCCGGTATATCTGTAAATCCTAACTTGTTGATCAGGAACACCAGATCCGCCGCGTGTTTCACCGCACCCTTGCTGGTGTCCCCGTATCCCTTTGTCATAGCGGCCAGCAGCTTAAACATGGACGCGGTATCTGTGCCGCCAGCAGCAGCTGCGCGGTTGGCTGTCCGCACGGTGTCCATGGTGTCAGCGGTGTCACCGAACGCGGAGATCACGTCAAACACTCCGCGCGCAATGTCGCTGGTGTCCGTGCCAGTCTCACGCGCCAGATCCCGCACAGCGTTGCGGAGCTCCACCACGCGTGACGTGGCACCAGGGATCAGGGTGGCCACCTGCGCCATGTCGCGTCCCAGCTTTAGGGACTCATCCACGGACTTGAACGCCTCACGCGCCAGCGCTGCAGCTCCCAGACCGATCCCCAGCTTGCCAGCGGCTGCGGCCAGTCCTGCCGTCTTACGCTTCAAGCTGTCCACCTTGCGGTCAGCCTTGCCAAGCTGGTCAGTCTGGACGCGCCAGCCGAAACGTCCGATCAGGTTCCGCACGATTGGCATTGCTACTCTCCGATCGCGTCTAGGACTTCATGCGCGTCCAGTACGTCCAACAGGGACCAGCTGCCCTGCACCTCTGACAGCGTGGCGATCCGCGCTGCTACTGGTCGCCAGATCCACCAGTCTGGTCCTGGCTTGTCACCGGCTGCGGCTGTTCCACCATCGTGCTGGCGCCGCCTAGCAGCACGGCTGAGAAATCCGCGAAATTGTGTTGAATCGCTGCGTCCGTTACTTGCTTCAAGTGCTGCAGTCCGCGCTGCGCAAAATGCACATCGAACAAGGGCGCCAGCGGTAGCGGTCCGGATCCGGTGTCCACCACAACGTCACCCAACAGCGGACGGATCGCGCCGCTGTAAAATTCATCGGACCACCAGCTGTCCGCCTCCGCCTCCAGGACTGCTGCGATTTGCGCCGCAGAGTCCTGGACGCCAGACAGCGCGCGCGTCTGTGCGGCTGTGGCCTTTAAGCATAAGCGCATAACCTTGAACGCGCGGCCAGCTGGCAACAGTGGCAGCGAATAGCTGACACCATCGATCGTGATTTCTTTACGGTCCAGCATCACGCGCCCTTGTTCATCACGACAAATGCACCCTGGATCTTCCACTCACGCGTGCCCGCTTCATCTCCAAAGCTGGTGGACGGTGGCCCCATGATCCACGCCTTGCTGGCGTTCACAGTCTCGCCACCATTGACGTTGACGACCTTACAAGACGGGAACACATAACCCGGCTGACCTTGCAGCAGCAGCATGGCGGACAGCTTGGCGTTGGACTCGCTTGTCTGCATCAGGGTTGCTGTCAGCGTGCCAAGCGTGTTCCGTCGCAGCGTCAAGGCCACCTCACCGTCCGGACCTTGCAGCGCCTTCACACTGTCGTCTTCCTGTTCATATTGCAGGAATTCACCTTCAGCGAATCCCTGGAGCAAAACGCCGCCCATCATCGCAAATACCGCAGCAGCATCATAAATCTTCGGAGCCATTTTCTATCCCCCTGGATCGCCCTTACGCGATCACCGTGCCTTGAATGGTGACGCCGTGCAGCGCGCCTGCGCCATTGGCTGTAAACGTGATCCCGGTAGCGCTGCGGCTGGCCTTCTGTGCTGCGCTGTAGCTAGCAGCCGCAGGGATGCCGATCACATAGCCAACGGTTCCAATATCACCGGCGCTGGCGTCACCCGTAGGAGCCAGGAAGCCAGCCTCCACTGCGCGCTGGAGCGCTCCAGAAAGAGCTCCACCGACCAGCGCCAGTCCGGCGTCCGTAAATGGCACCTTGGGAGCGGTGGTCAGCACGTTGGCCACGTCCGTCTGGATCTCGGATTCCAACCAATCCACACCGCGCTGCGAATCGATAAACCGACCGCTGGCCATGGTGCCGGCCATGGTGGCGCGGAATCCTGAGAATGACACATAGAAGTTCACACCCAGCGCCAGCAGGCTGCTGCGCTGTCCG